CTCGCCACCTAAACAGGTATGATGGCCAAGTCGATTTTACCGATGTAGCTTCCACCTTGATTTTGTATGGATTACCCGATTATATTATTAAATCAGTTAGAGATTTTCAAACTTTAGTAGGAATTCGCATTCAAACTGGATCATTTATAACTACTGCCTTGCGCAAGTTAATACACATAGTTAAGTCCCTTTTATCATGGGCAGCAGGAAAGACAGGAAAAGTTATGTTTACTACAGTACACGATTTTGTAGATAAGCATTTTGCATTCGTTTTACACATGGACTTTGTTGAGCAAATTAATGAGGTTTATGCTAAGTACGTTAAAAATTCACAAGTTATTCTTGACGTTACGTACAGAAATTTAGTATTGGCCATCAATCAAAAGACGGAAACCGATCTTGAATTTTCTAATTTCCTGAGTCGTCCTGAGATGCGAGCTTATAAAGAGTTATATACTGCTTTTAAGAATAATATAGTTAAATATGTTAAGACATTTACTACATCCGCTAGAAAGGAACCTGTATGTGTTGTTTTTGAGGGACCGCCCGGAAGTAGGAAATCAGCTGTTATGAATCAAATAGTGCAATTATGCAAAACGTTAGATAGATCAGTTATAACCCATAATGTTCCTAGCGTAACAGCGGGAAAAGACTTTTATGATGATTATGAGAACCAAGATGTTTTCGTATCAGATGATATAGGACAAATGGATAATTCCCAATGGCGAGTTATAATTAATGCAGTAGCACCTGTCAAGATGCCCTTGGAATGTGCAGCTGCAGAAAAGAAAAACACAAAATTTTTTAATTCAAATTTATTACTAGGTACCACCAATAGATTGATGGACATACAAACGTTCACAACCAAAGATTGTATAAGTGACAAAGAGGCTTTATTTAGAAGAATACACGTTTTTAAATTTGCATCTCCCACTACATATGAAATAACCTATCATAAATTTGATTATCAAGATACCCATTTATGGCTCAACGAGTTTATTGGAG